GAGTTCCTGCAACAAACATTAGTCATTATGTTCTCTGACTCTTCGTCCCAGTATATATCTAGCAGGTCGTCTGTTGCTGGCTCAAATCCCCATTCGCCTGTAGGTACAGTGATCGGGTTGGAGATCGGAGTGGAACCATCTGCCTCATACAAAGTCTCGTCAGTGGTAGTTCCGGTTTTATAGACGTGTACTGTGTCTCCGGGTTCTGGCAAATTGGCTGGGCCGGTTCTAATCTTAAACATTATTAGACCTCTGTTCCTGTGCTGAAGATAGCTTTCTTGGCTACATTGTATAGCTGTATGTAATACAACTTGACGTCCGTCTTGCTAGAACTGGTCAATCTCCATCTCAACCTGCGGTAATTCAAGTGGTGTCTGAATCTAAGCAACTGCCTCTTTACTCCAGACCACGCCACTGCCTTATTGAGATCCATGGAGAAGTCAGGAGAAGGTTCTGAATAGGTATCTGCATAGAATGACAGACCCAGATCTCCAGGGGCTGCTTCGAAATCCACTACGCCCTGCAACAGTTTCTTTCTCTGCCCTGGATTCGGATCGTGATTCCACCCGCCGCCGATCTCTATAGTTATACTCGCTCCATCATCGCTGAAAGTATCCGGAGTAAACATTCTAAATATCTTCCCCTCGGTGTCTGAAGATCCGGCATACAATCGCATAGGTTTCTCTACCGCGGTGAATGATTCGGTGCCTTGATCGATGCTGAATCCTCTGACATATAAGCTGACCTCCGAAGAGGCTCCGACCTCTGGCTCGAAATTATACATGAATGGTTTCAAGCTCATTGCGGCAGGCCCACCGGCAGGCTCGGCTATCGTAGACCAACTACTTCCATTGTGGTATTCGAACTTTGCCCCGGCTCCACTGCTCATGGTAATTTTGAAACGCACCCATGAATTTAACGCAATGTCCACTCCGGTATCTGTGATGGACGAAGAGAACAAAATATATATTCTATCATTGAGTATCTTAAACCCTATCGGGTTCGTCAACACGCTGTCGCTGTCCCAATCTGTAGGAGCGGTAGTATCGCTGGATAGGCCCACGAAGAATCCGTCAGTGTCTTTGTCTGCACCCTCGTAGTACACGCCGAGGTTAAACACTGGCTTGACTGTGAGCGCATAAGAACCGGAGCATGTGAGCCCGGCATTAAACCATCCCGGTTCGCTGGCCGGAACTGGTTCTGGGGGGGAGGCTGCGGCAGTGTGCGAAGGATACGATTCATCCTCTGTAATCTGCCAAATGTCTGTGAAGTCCCAGCCAGAGAAGGATGCTTCTTGTTTCATCTCTGCTGTAGTTTTGCCAACCCCTGTAGTCGATGTGGCCTGCTCGGTAGTTTCTGTATCCCAATAGCAGGCAGTTGTTCCGTCAGACCCTCCTCCGTAAGAGAAGCCTCCGGCAGAAGCAGCCGCTACAGTAACCTTGCCAGTGGCGTAACAGTTGGAATGCACAGCGGTGCTGACCGATGCGCCCATGAATGCCGCGCCATTACTGGCCGCGTCCACTTCTCCAGTAGCGTAACAATCGCTGCATTTTATCCGAAAGCCGCAATATCCTATGAACCCCCCGAATATGCTAGCAGCTCCGCCGAGTTTGATTACACCCCCAGTGGCGTAACTAGATTTTATGTACGAATTCCTACTGGCATAATCAAGCCAAGACCCTATAAATCCACCGCAATGGTTTCCAGAAGATTCCACCTTCCCGGTAGCGCAGCACTTTTGTACAGTTGAGTTATTAGAAGCTCGGTATACAGTTCCCACTAATCCGCCGCAGGAGTTCACCCCTTGCACATTTCCTGTCGCATAACACGATTCTAAGAACACCGCGCCCTGTGGGTAAGATATATATCCTATCAGTCCGCCAACTGCATTGCCCGATCCAGACACATCTCCGCCAGCAAAACAATTTTTCACCGAAAAACTAGAGTCTTGGCACACTCCTATAAGACCACCAACTTGAGCACCGGCGTCCACGGCGCAACTAGACCAACTTTCCGCTTCGACAATACCTTGATTTCTGCCTATCAATCCGCCTATATAATCCCCGGTGGTGGTGATAACGCCCGTTGAGGCGCACCCGTGAATAAGCCCGTTGTTTTGGCCGCATAGCGCGCCACAATAACTGGAGCTTCCGAGCCCAGAGCCATCCACGCCGATTAGATATATGTCATACAATGACCCAGCGGAGTCCACTGTAGAAAACATGCCAGAAAACGTTTGCGCCGGGAGTATTAATCCAGTGATTTTGTATTCATTGCCGTCATATCCGCCAGTGAACGAAGAGCCGGTCCCTATCGGAACCCATGTCAAAGCGGAAGCATCTATGTTTCTGATCTGTTTATAATATGCAGTGAGATCATCGCGCACGGCATCTAGGTCAGCAGCGGTTCGTACAATAAACGGATCGCTTATCGTTCCCGTTCCAACTGTGATCTCGTCAGGATCATCCGTCTTGGTGTCGATCTCATCACCTTCCACTATCACCCTTCGTCTTAGCCTAGCGCAGTTCTGCATGTCTTCGCCGTAATTGGATTCGGTAGCGTTATTCTCTGCGGTCCACAAGCCGGTATTGAGCGATGAATCCCCGAAAGAATCAGAAGCCAATACCGCAGCTTCGGACGCGTTGAAAGTAAAAGATACTTGCGTCATATCCACGAGGTTGACGCCTTCTATGAAAGTACACGGAGCACCAGGGAATCTAAGGTCAAGAACCAAACCTTTGTTGGCATAAGTGCTGGACCCGGAAGGGTACATGAGAACATATTTCTGGTCGTAAATAACAGCACTGCACTTATTCAGGTAGTCGCCGTTTATGTCAATGTCCGAGAAGAAATTATTGAAAGCTTCCTTGGTCAAGTTTATCGGCTCGGCTCCTATTTGGAATAGATATATCCCATCATTCCACAAACACATGAACCCGGTTCCCGTGGCGGCCACGGTGTCTGCGGCCACGCAACCTTTGTTGTCAAACATCTTGTGGATTTCAAACGCGCTCATGTCGGCGTCCACTGATGGAGATCCCACAGCAGCGTACACGGCGTTGTTCTTTACCAACAGAAGCATCTGCATAGTAGGAACAGCGGCTACCATTCTGCCGCCCACCCTAGGATCTACCCTATAGAAATCGCCGGTGAATAGTTCAGGCTCATCCAATGCAGAGTAATACAACCTGTCGTCATTATCCGGATCATCAAACGCCCACAACCTGTTGGACCAAGCGATGCATCTCCTTGATTTGCCTATCGTGGTGTGACCTAAATTAGTTATGGTCCCGCCCTTGAAAGCTAGGAAGTCAGTGCCATTAAACAGATACAGCGTTTCGTGGTACTGGGCCGATTTCAATTCCAAAGCAACAGTAGGGGCTGCTCCCGAAGGAGTGACCCAGTTGCCTCCGGAGTCGAACGTCTTGAGAGATGTTCCTGATTGGACAAGGAGATTAACTCCTCCGCCATGGAGTATTCCGTGAACTGAAGTTATCGCAGATCCAGCGAATGGAGTAGCTCCCAGTTCTGTCAAACCCTCACGCTTGCAAACAAAACCTTCTGTGTCCAGCAATACATTCTTGGCCGTCCACATGCGATCCCCAGGAAGCGGAGCCTCGTCAGTTCCAACCACTCCTCTTGTGAAAGAAGAGAAACTGATCAATCCTTTTTTACCCATCAGTATGTATCCACATATGCGTCATGGGCGGCAAGATATGGATCAGGAATCCAATCCGTAGTATCGGTTCCGTAAGTCATGTGCCTCCATAGGACTAGCTCCGATAAAACCTTATCGCCCCGTTCGTCCATCAGCTTGCATCTGGCATCGTCCTCGTCAACTATAGCGGCAGCGGCCATCATCCTATACACAAAGAATTTAAGTAAGCCGGGAGCCATCAACCCGTCCATCACCTCTTCGCTATTGGGATCATCCACTATGTCCGTGGCTTCGTGGTAATATGCGAACCTGAAAGTGGCTGCTGCTGCGGGGGCGGGATATATTCTGGCCTCATTCCCCGGAACCAGGTACAGGCCTTCTGCTGTTCTGTCCCCTTTGTAAGGGAGCCACAGATAAGGCTCGTTATCCAGAAAAGCCCTATCCGTGGCTAATGCCAAGAAATCTGTCGGCATGGAAAGAGTGGGTGAATCAGCTACCCATGTCAGGTCCGCTTCCTTGCGGAGAAGTTTCAATCCATCCAATTCGCCTTGGGCCTCATTGATCAAAGCCACAGCTTCTGCCGTAGAAAATACTTCTCCGGCAACTTCATCCCTGCGTTTGAAGAACATAGACAGTATGCTAGTGGCTTTGATTCCCATGATATTTTACGCTTTCTTTTTGCTAGAGGACGGGGTGGCGTCCTGAAGTGCTTTGAGTTGGTTCTGAAGATCGGCCACCTTTTTGTTGGCGATGTCTAGCCTGGCCATGGCCGCAATGTCCCCGGGAGCGGCTCCTGCAATGCTGATGGTGCTTCCGGTTCTGCCTACTTTAGGAATATTATTCTCTTCTGCAAATTTGTTGAAAGCATCAGCATCCAACGGCCAAAAATGTTTGGCTCCAGGCTGATCGTTTTCGAAGTCACTCCTGTTTGCGAGGTGAATAATCTCTTCCTTCTGGGCGACCGGGTCCAAGGCGGTCTGGAAATTAGAGAACACAATCTTCTTTCCGTATGTTGTAACCTTGGTTTTCTCATCCTTTGTGCTTGCGGTAACTAGCACTGTGTTGCCACGCCATGTGCATGCGAACTTCAATTCTTCTGGTTTTGCTTTCTTCTCTTCAGTCATGTTTTTCCTCCATATGGAAAAGTCTCTCCGGGCCGAAACCCGGAGAGCAATATTATTACTGTTTTCTATCGTCTGTAAATGCTGTAGGTGTAGTAAATATAATCCGCAGCATTAGGAGCGTCGGAAGCGGAGTAGTCCAAGATGAAATAGGCATCACTCCCGCTGGACGCGTCCACTCTGTACTCGTCATTGTTCTTCTCCCTAGTCACAGTGGTGGCCACGGGATAGCGCATTATCCTGGTAGCGCCATCGGAAGAATTGTACTCGTAAAGATCCAGAGTGCATCCGGCAGAAAATGTCTGATAAGTTTTGTGCGCTCTGGACAGAACCGATCTGTTGGTAGCCCCGGTTCCTTTGACCGCTATCAGAAATCCTGCCGGAAGGTCCACATCAGCAGTGAGAGTCCAGGCCGCTGCCGCCATGACCTTGATTTTGGCATCATCGGCAATCCAAGGAGGCATATTCTCGCCAATGACACAAGTGAAGTCATCGCTGCTGTCGATGAAGGCCACTAGATCAACCAAAGTATTGCCCGCATCGAAATATGCCTGAACATTAATTCCGTTATTGCCATCAGGATATGACAGGTCGGCGTGTGATGCGCCGTCTATTGTAACCTCAATAGACGCTCCACCGGCAGTGACCTCTATGGTTCCGGCAGTGCCATCGCCATCATAAGAAAGGGTCATGGCGATAGTGGTAGCCGCTGTAGCATAATCGGCTTTGAACTCTTCCTGCCAAACAGCTATAGCCGCCTTCTCGGCGGTGAGAGCCTGAGCGAAAGCCGCAGGAGCCAGAGCAATAACAATAAGTACGATTGAAAGTATAATTGTCTTAATCACAGTGCACCCCCTACATTCCTGTGAAGAGAGCACATGTCTCTTCATTCTTACAGACAACCGTTCCGCCTGTAAGCCACTGGTCTTTATAACCGTGAAGATCCGGAGCTTGAATATCTTTCTCCAGCACGGTCGGGAACTGGTGTCTCAACTCAACATTCTTGAGATCGAGGATACCGAGCATTCTTGCTTTGTTGTCACCTTTCCACTGCTTGGCAGGAATGAGCTGCAAGGTTCCATAGCCATTGTTCCAAACAGCTACAGTGATTCCATAGTTGAGTTTGCCCTTGTCCTTGGAAGGATGAATGACTCTCAGCTTGTCCCTGGCGAAAGCGTTGATTCCCAGCATAGCCGTCTTGCCAGCAAAGCCAACCTTTGTGTCAGAACCATACTCGAACGCGTCCGTGATATTCATGTCGAAGTCCGCCTCTGTGTATCCAGCAGACATATCATATCTCTTGGTGGCCACGAAGCCAGCGTCAGAGAAGAGACCCCTCATCATGCGGAGAGGCTTGCTGTTTGCGTCTGTGGAATCTCTCAATTCTCCGAAACAAACCGCTCTCTCGTACTTCTTTTTGTGCTCCATGCCAGCCCACTTCTGCTCGCCTGGTCTCTGAGGACCACCATGGAGATCTGTCTTTTCCAGAGTAGCGGAACCTTCAATAGGCTCTTTGATAATCTGAACAAGGTTGGAATGCTCGGTTTCCTCAACTCCTCTGGAGTCAGGAGAGCCTGTTCCTTCTCCCTCTGCAGAAGAAGCTCTGTACCATTTGTCGGCAGCCAGAACGGCAGCGTGTGTCGTTCCAGCGCCACGAACTACAGCAACCGTACTGGTTGTTGGCGTGGCTGTGATTAGTAGAACCTCGTTGGTTCTGTCGTTGATAAGTACATCATTGGCCCTCAAAAATGCAAAGTCAGTGATTGTTATAGTGCCAGCTCCGCTGGCGTCTATAGCTGCATCTGTCTGTATGTACCAAGGCAGCGGCGCTTTCTCAAGCCACACGGTTCTGTAATGGTTGATGTTAACCTTCTTGATTCTCTGAAGAATGGTGAGAAGGGGCGTCTCTGACGGCTCCAGAAGCGCGATGGTTTTATCCATAGGCACTACGATTCGTCCGCTCAGAACATTGCTTGTCATATTCTGTCCACTTACTACTGTAACACTCATTACTTCCTCCTGTTAGGCGTTGAGTATGGAGTCCGAAATGCGCTGTGCTTCAGGATCTGATTCGGAAAGCATTCCTCCGGTATACGGATCTGCGCCCCCCTGCATTTCCTTCATTATGCGCCGTCTCGCAGCCATCTCTGTGTTCGCCATTAATTTGTCGTGATTCATAACCTTGTACGCATGCTGCAATGGATTCTGTCCCATTGAATACGCGAACCTCAAAAAACTATCTGTCTCTTCCTGCGTGGCCTCTCGGCCCGTATCCCTAGTAAACTGCGTCTTGAAATCGCCGATGCTGGCGTCTATCTGCCTCTCGGTTTCCTGGGCCTTCATCTGCTGCTGTACTTGCTGCATAACCTGCTGCGTAATCGCCTGAGGATTCATCTGCTGCATCTGCTGCGGATACTGCGGTTGAGGCTGATATGGGTTCTGCTGCGGTTGCTGGAGGGCTGCCGGATTCTGCGACAGTTCTGCTATCAAAGCCTGCCTCTCATGCGGTTGAGCTAATCCACGAGCTATAAAATTATCAGCCACCTGTGGCGCGTTTTGCTGCAGAGCAGAAAGCATTGACGCCCTGACAGCCGGATGTTCCAGCGCCACCTGAGCGGACTGAAACTCTCGTTGCTGTCTGGCTATATCCTGCTGCTGCGCAGTGATCTGTTGTTCTCTCTGCGAGATCTCCTGGCTCTTCTGTGTGAGCGAGGCCCGGAATGCGGAAAGATTCTCCGGAGTTAAATGAGGATCGGAAGGCGGCGTGTTTTGCTGATCAGTTGGCTGTCCCTCTGTGCTGGTGTCTGCGCTCCCAAAATTGGAATCGAGGCCATCATTAAAAAGTACATCCGTGCCAGCAGAACCTGTTTCTGCTCCCTGTCCATCTACGCTCCCTGTTGTTGCATCCATTGCTATTCTCCCCTGGCGTTGGTCTCGCGACGCACCATTTTATTTATTCACTCTCATCGAGTGAGTATTGCATGTTCTGTAAATATTCCAGTGCATCCATTCCTTCTTTAGCTACAATGTCTGCGTGGTCTTTCAATAGCCAAATAGCCCTGGCGAAAGCTCTTCGCTCCGCTCTCCAGATTTTAGCCAGCACAGGATCTTCCGGCTCATCTCCAGCGAGCATCTCGTGTTTAAGGCATTCCAAATTGTTATCCAACCTGCCCATAAGTATGACCCAACCCGGATGTTCCTTCAAAGCCTCCACATCTGAATAGTTCTGGATTATCTCATTGGCTTTTGCATAGTCATCGCCGTCCATCCAAGCGCTATAACTTTCCTTCAGCCCGTTCAAGAAACTAGATACACCGCTCATTACATGATCCCGTCTCGCCTTACGGCTGGCATTGATGCTGGCATCTCTTGAGGTCTGGCCTGCATCTGTTCATTGGAAAGTTGCAATAAAACCTGCGCCATTTGATCCGGGGGAGCTTGCAACAAAAGTTCTAGCTCATCATCGGATAGCATATTCAACACAGCGCCTATATCTGGTTCAGGCTGCATAGGTTGCTGCGGAGGCGGGCCTTGCATCGGCGGCCCCTGCATTGAAGGATCTTGCATCGGAGGACCCGCCGGACCCATAGGGGGTTGCGGAGGTGGCTGCGGAGGTGGTTGCATTTCCATTTCTATTGCTTGCGTTATAGATGTCATTAACTCCTGCTTGTCGTCTATGTCGAAATGTTTCATGGCTGTAGCTATAATCTGTTGTTTCAAGGGCGGGTTCGCCATCACGAGTTCAGGAACGCCAGGAAGGCCAAGTAATCCTCCGATAGCCTCCTGCACTGATCTGCGTTTGAACTGTTTGGTCAGAGGAGCCTCAGGCTCTATAACCGTGACCAAATTCACTTCAGCCATCAAAGCCTCACTGGATATATTTTGAGGGAAGTCCCCATCCATATACCCCATAGCCTGCATAACTTCCGGGGCCAAATATCTGCTAGACAGAGAGAGCCAAACCTTACCCAGCCTCCTGAGAGACTCTTCCATGTTTCTGGTAGGGAAGGCCAACTTGGTTTCTATAGCTGCATTGTTTATCTGCGCTTGAGTAGCCGTCTCGTCCGAACCGGACGCGCCCCTGACGATATCCTGGGCAGAGTGAGTCTCCTGCATCTGACCCATATAGAACATCCGTTCCTCTCCCATACCCCCGGAAACATCTGGCTGAACATATGGCCTGACTTGAGATACATCGGTAACCCTTATAACTGCTCCGGCTCTGGCCTGGAACTTGCTGTCTTCCACGGTGGCGTTGGATGTGCCTACCAGAGTGGCTGGCCTCAAAGATAGCGTCCTCTGATCGAAGAGCATGTTATTGGAAGCGTTGATCGCATGTTGTAGTCCCTGGGCTGGTTCCACCTGCCCTATCCCGAACATATGGAATAAATCTTCAGTCCAGGAGCAGCCTGTAACTGGCATGACCCCGGCGTTATCTACTTCTCTGAGAATGACCTTCCTGTTTGCCACCACGCTAGTTTTCTCTGGAGTTATATGCAGAAGCAGTTCCACTCTTTTCCAAGTATCTCCGCCCTCTTCCTCATCGGCTCCCGCCCCTATAGCCGCATGCCTCTCGGATACGGAATACATGGAATCTTCGTATGGCGCTCCGGTCTCGGCCAATGCCTCTACCAGCTTGGGATCATACACGCCCATCTTCATTTTCTTCTTTATGGCCCCTAAATAAGTGGGAACTCTGATGATCACCTCTGGAGCTTCTTCTAAAACAGGAAAGGAAACAGGGTCACAGTAAAAATTAAACAGATCTACCACTCTGAAGTCTGGATATGGATACCCAGTGAGGGGATCTAAGTTCCAGAATGAGTATGTTAAAGAGAAGCCGTGCAGCATTAGCTGTCTGGCGAACGAGGGCCATTTAGTGTTGAGTTTGTTCCTCAAGCAGCACCAACCCAGGTATCGATTCAAAGGCGGTACATACTGTGCGTCCTGCGGCTTCACGGCGCTGACACTGAGGGTGATTTTATTGGAGGCTACTCTTGGAAGTATGGTTTCAAAATACTGGAATGTGGCCGGGATAAAGAGTTTGGATCTGTGAGGATATTTGCTTTTATCCAGGTACGATCTCCACAACTTGTAGTTCCGTATCCATTGCGGACGATAGATATCATCAGCCAATATAGACCTGTACTTGTCGTACCTGCCAACCATGCGGCCAATAAATATATCCTGCTTATCCCTAACCTTAGAAGGCGACTGCTGCTCTTGGCCGCTTTCTAGTTCCATTGCCTGTGTTACTAGTTCCACTTCGCCCCCTACTGTGGCAAAAATGCCACACTACCAATTGTTCGCATATAGAACTTAAAAGTCAATACCCGATAATATCATCGTCTATTTCCATGCCGTCTGTCCCGGTGTAAGCCTTGTCTCCGGTTAGTGGCGGGCGACAATGATGCTTGGTGATCATCTGATCTATATAACCGGCGCAGTCCCACCAGTCCCGCTCCCCTTTGTCCTGACCTTTGGTGGTGAATAGGAGTTGATCTTTCAATGCATCCGCCCACCATTGTTCCTCCGGGTATATTTCCGGGTCTGGGAAATACAACTGCATATTCTGTGCCCTGGTGGCCATTGGCAGTGCCCTTACAAACCAGTGTCTGTTGCCGTGCCTCAGGTCGTATATGACAAAGCTCTCATCGGACTCCTGCTCGATAACGCTTTTGAAAGCTTCCTGCAAACCGGCCTTCTCCATTCCTACCTCAGGAGGAGATCCGAACAGTCCTCTGATTATCTTTCTCTGCATGTTCACTATCATGCCCATCTCTTTGGCGGTGAACAAACCTCTGTTGGCTGCGTAGAAATAAACATTGAGCTTCTCATCTATGGCCACTATGAGTATGGTGCACTCTCCGGTATTGGTTTTGGTGTGGCCAGCAGGATCGAATACCAAAGCGAACTTGATGTTTTCTGGCAGAGATTTGTAAGTCTGGGCCAGCCACTCTTTTTTGAACAACGAAGCCTTGGCATCCCATGGCTCCAAGAGGTACTGACACGAGAACATATAATCGCCTATCCTGGACCGCTTTTTCTCCAAGAGTTCTACGGTAAATCTCTCAGGGCAGGTAGGGACTTTGACCCCTTTTATATAAACTTTGCCCAGGGCTTTTGCAGTTTCCTGATCCAAATAACACGGGATGGTAAGAGTTTTGTATTCCTTATCCTTTTTGAGTTTGGCGTTCAAGTCGTCCTTATCGTAAATGGTTCCCGAAACAAACATCGGACCTTCCAAGGCTATGTTCTGATTGGGGGAAGTTACGATGGAATAGAAGTAATTGAATTGAGTTATGACCTTTTCTATGAGGTCTCTGTTTTGACTGTTCTCTGGATTGACTAGATCGTCAAAAAATATGTGAGTGAAATGTCCGCCAGTAGGCATGGGATCTAATGTACCGGCAGTGACCGTAGCCTCAGGGACTCGGATAGAACGCTTTACTTGCAAAGCTTTGCGGCTCCACCGCTTAGGTTGCTCGCCCTTCATCCCGCGTTCATGGAGATGCTTGCGTTCCATGTCCTGCCAAACTATTTCCGGGAATGCCCAGGCCCATATATCATTGAGCTTGAGCTCGTCAGCAATTGCTCCAACCTGGGTATATGAGAATTCCTTGGTGGCACTTACGAAAAGTATCCGGCTGTTCGGATTTCGCAGGAATGTTTGTATTATTTTGGCCCTTATAACTGTAGTTTTGCCATAGTCTCTGAAGCCCAGGATTTGTCTGTGCTCGTCATTGGGGTTGTCTACAAAAGGTATAAGTTGTTTATAATGGGACTCTGTCAGAATCGGGGTTGCCCCGGTCAGGTGGCAAACGAAGGTCAGGTCGGTCAGAATCAGGTGTCTGAACAATAACCTTTTTTCCTCCTCCGGAACTTCCTCCCAAGGTCTTGAACCTGCGGACAAGCGCATCTGCTGGAGATATTCTGTCGGGATCATCTGGTCGGCCTCCTTGGTCGCCCTGGTTAATATTGACCGTGAGTCCGGCTTTCTTGCCGGTGAACACTCCAAGCCTGGTGTATGCCAATTCTCTATCGTGGTAAGTTCCCTCTTCGCTCTTGGCGGCCTCCATGGTCCTCTTGTCGATCTCCGGAAGATGTTCCATCAAAACGATATTTTGCATATACAAATATAGTTTGGCAAAACCAGGACAAGTAAAATGCCTGGCCAACGTCTGATAGGCCACTCCCATCTCGGCCGCCAGTTCGCGCCTGTTCAAGAGATGTACCTCCGGCTCTTGTAGTGCTATAAGCACTCTGCGCTGCAAGGAAGTAAGGTCATCTAGCTCTAGGCCCACATACTTCAGCCCCTCCACAAAGATGGGATGGCGCTCCGCTATATCCAGCTCGGGTATTTCCACCGTGACAGGATAATTGCTCATCTGATCCCTCCTACTTTTTTACTAGTCGGAGTTTTCTTAACCTTCCGCAGAATGCGCCTCAACCTTTTTGCAGCCACTGAATTCTTCCAAGCGGTTTTCTTCTTAGCCATTTTACACCCCCGTCTACATTATAGCACTCTTCCTCAAAGGAGCAACCGGTACTGAAATGTTCACGCTTGACTTACTTATGATAATAGGTAATAATTTAACCAGGAAAGAAAAGGAGGAAAGATGAAGAAAAATGTTTGTCAAAAGTGTGGTCACAAGTGGTGGCCTAGAACGCCGGATAAACCAACCATGTGCCCAGCTTGCAAGTGTAGGAACTGGGATAAGAAAGCGGAGGACAAGGAATGAGAGATCTCAATCATTGGACCGGAACAGGCAGAATGGTGGCCGATGCCGAAATGACCTACACGGCAACAGGCCAGGCCCTCACTAAATTCAGCGTGTGTGTTAACAAATCCCGGAAGGTCAACGATGTATGGACGGATTTCCCTTCTTTTTTCGATGTGTCCTGCTGGGGCAAACTCGCGGAGTTGGCGGCCTGGTTGAAAAAGGGCGAGCGCATCATGTTGGAAGGACGCCCGGAGCAACAGCGCTGGGAGACCAAAGAGGGAAAGAAGCGCTCTGCAGTAATGTTTACCGCAGAGCACATCGAGAAACTTGGTTTCATAGAAAAAGGGACCTCTGTTCAAAGCCCTACGGACGAGCAGCCCACGGACTCACCCTACTGACGGAAAGGAGAATAGCTTGGGATCGTGTACTTTATTGGCCTGTTCTATGCGCTCCATCCCTTTCGACCAATCGTCATTCGGACCCAGTAATGTGCTCTTCTCGGAATCGAGATGTTCCTGGAACTCGTCAGCTAAGGAGTTTTTAATAAGATGTTCTACTTCTATTTCCTTGGCAGCTATTAGCATTCCATCACACAGCGCTTGTCTAGCCTCTCGGCGGATGTCGTTACCGGACTTAAAGATTATCAACTCTGACATGTTCAGCCTCCTGTCAGAATTATATCACAAGGTTGAGAAAGAGAGAAAGAATTGGAATTCCAAAGTATTATAATAGAAAACTTCAAAGGCATTGATCACCTGAAACTGGATCTCAAAACCAAGAACAGGATATCCGGCAGGAACGGCACAGGGAAAACTACCGTCGCTGACGCCATCTGCTGGCTGTACTTCGGCAAAGATAGTCTATTCAGGGGAAAGTTTCCTGTAAAATCCACAACCAAGACGCCTGAAGAAACCCGCGAACTGCAATCCTCAGTAACCGTAATTCAGTCTGACGGCGTGGAGTTGAAGAAGACCTTGAAAGAGAAGTGGGTGAAGAAGCGCGGCTCCGGCCTCAAAGTATATGACGGAGACACCGTAGAGTATTCCATCAACGGAGATGCAGAGACCGAAAAAGAATTCAAGAGAGCGATGGAAAGCATCATCACAGAAAGACAATTCCAGTTGCTCGCCAAGCCCTTGTTCTTCTCTGAGGTTATGCACTGGCAAGACAGAAGGAAGATGGTGATGGAGATAGCCGGAATATCTGACATCGAAATTCCAGGAAGCAAGGGCAGAGATCTATCATCGTATCGAGAATCATTAAAGCTTTCCGCCAGCAAGGCTTCATCCGAGCTAGAAGACATAGAGGTTCGCATCAATGAAGCCAACAAGGGGCTGACTCTCGTGAACAAGGAAGAGGCCGAGCAGGCCGTGGCTCTGATGAAGACTAAAATCCAGGAAGCCCGGCAGAGAAAATCTGAAGCCTCTGCCCCCGGGAAAGAGCGAGAGGCCGTATGGGAAGAATATAAGGCAGCCGAAATGGATTGGTCCAACACCTGTAGCAGATGGGTTAAAGAGGCCGCAAAGATAGATGAACTCAACCGCAAAGAACAGGCCGATTTCGATAATCGAGTCCGCAATATAGAGCAAAGCAAGACTTTCCTGATCGAAACCAATGGACGAATTCAGGAAATAAACAAAGCGATGGAACTCCTCAGAAAGGCATATCTCGATGTAGAGTCAGGTTCCGACACCTGTTCCTTATGTTGTGCCGCACTCCCTAAAGATCATTTCCTCAGAACAGATATCAAAAAGCAGCTTGATGAAATAAACCAAAAAGGTATGAAATTCTCTGTGGAAAAAGAAAAGCTAGAAACACAGTACAGCGAATGTCACACTATGGCGGCTGAATTGTTGAAGTCCACGCTCGTGCTGTCGCCATATCCTCCCTCCGGGAATAAGCCCGAGAGGTTAACCGAATTGGAACAGCTAGTATCCGAGCCAGCAGAGAGTTCTGATGTTATAGCAGCCATCGACAAAGAACTAGAATGTCTGGACGAGGCCAAAGGACTTGCACTAATTGAGCTGGCCAAGGCTAATTCAGATGAGGGCATAATCGAGCGGGTTAAAAATCTCAAAGCAAAGGAGAAGGAGTACGCCAAGTTGTATGAAGAGGCTGATAAGAAATTGAAAGATATGGATGCGTTGGTGCTCAAAAAGATCGTGGAATCAGAGAGCACGATAAAGGAAAAATTCGGGGTAGACTTCAAGATGTTCTCTGAAAACAAGAACGGCAACATAACCGAGACTTGCGAGGTCATGCTCAACGGAGTTCCGTTCTCTCTGGGTTGTAGCAACGGAGAGAAGATCAAGACAGGAATCAAGATCATAGAATCCCTACAGCGACACTTTGCCAAGGTTCTTCCGCTAGTGGTAGATAACGCCGAGTCAGTCACTGATCTGGATTATTCCGCAGGACAACTTATAGAGTTGGCGGTCTGTGAGGACCAAGCCGAACTCAAATTAGAAGCGAGGGACTGATGACAACACAAATGCGGCTAAGGCCAGTAGATAAACTCAAAGAAGCTCTGAATCTCCCGGCGGTAAAGGAGCAGTTCAACAACGCCCTGAAAGAGAACAGCGATCTGTTCGTATCGTCATTGATAGATCTGTTCGTGTCCGATGCCAATCTTCAGAAATGTGATCCTAGCAAGGTCATTATGGAGGCCATGAAAGCAGCCACGCTGAAGCTCCCTATCAACAAAAGCCTTGGCTGGGCGTATGTTATTCCTTATGGCGGGACACCCCAATTCCAGATGGGCTATAAAGGATATGTGCAATTGGCTCAAAGGTCGGGACAGCTTAAAACTCTGAACGCCGGGACCGTACTCAAGGGCGAACTGAGAAGCTACGACAAGATGACAGGGGAGCTAGATATAAACGGAGAGCCTACATCCGCAGAGGTGATAGGATTCTTCGCTTTTTTCAAAACCACCTGTGGATTCGAAAAGGCCTCATACATCACAGTGGAAGAAGCCAAGGCCCATGGCTTGAGGTTCAGTAAGTCTTACCAAAAAGCCACTTCCCCGTGGCAAACCAATTTCGAGGCGATGGGTACGAAAACTGTGTTGCTCAGGCTGCTCACCAAGTACGCTCCGATGTCCACTGATATGCTTCAGGCCATCTCTTTCGAGGAGCCTAGCGCGGCTGTAGATTCCGCAATCGACACATTCCCCGAGCAGGAAACAGAGCCTCGGGGCCGAGTGGTTGATGCAGAGTTCAAAGAAGTTTTTGCAGGGCCATCATTCTGATGGAGATAAAAATCATAGCTACCGGGAGCACCGGGAACTGTGTGCTGCTGAAGAGCGGCGACTCCAGTCTCTTAATTGAGGCTGGGGTATCACTCTCGGATATCAGGAAAGGCACAGACTATAAGCTGGCGAATGTGGATGGATGTTTGATCTCCCATGAGCATAAAGATCATTCCAAATCGGTCAAGCATCTTTTAAAAAACGGGATAGAATGTTTCATGTCCCTGGGCACTGCTGAGGCGTTGGAAGTTTTATGGCATCACAATTGCTCGATACTCCGCGACAAAACCGAGATCGGTAAATGGGCCGTAACTCCCTATAGCACACTCCACGATGCTGCCGAGCCTTTAATGTTCACGATAAGCGATGGAGACGAAAATTTATTATTCGCCACCGATACTCCGGAATTGCCCCATATCTCTGCCAAGTATGACCGCATCATTTTGGAATGCAATTGGCAAAACGATATGGCAGCCGACTCCAAGTACTCCCAGAGGTTGTACACCTCCCATATGAATTTCGCAGGCTTCATGGGCGCTCTGGATAAGTTGGACCTGCGTAAATTGAAAGAGCTATTTATATTTCATCCCTCCGCCAATCACCTCGATTGGGAAGAAACGGTTAGAAAAACATCGGGGCTTTTATATTCCAAAGGGCTGGATAATTTTAGGGTACATATTGGCGATAGTGCGTCCGGAATAACCATGACGGCGATGTCGTCATGAAGCGTGACGCCAAGTTGACGCCAACTTGTCAACCACCTGACAGCATACCTGTCGGCAAGATTTACATTCACGATTGGCACGAATGGCAATCTCACCGCACGGACAGGGGCGCTCCGCCATGGATAAAAGTCCACAGGAATCTAGCAACCAACGAAAAATGGGTCGCATTATCTGACTCAGAGAAAGGGCAATTAATCTCGTTGTGGATCGCCGCTGCCGACAGAGAAGGCTTTTTACCATCAAGTGCTGCGGTTTTGAAGAAAATATGTTTATTAGACAAAGAACCGGACCTCAATAAATTCAGCAATAGCGGGTTTATCGATGGCGTTGACGCCAAGTTGACGCCAAGTGGTGGTCAAGTTGACGCCAAGTTGACGCACCAGAGGAGAGTAGAGAAGAGTAGAGGAGAGGAGAGTATATCTCTTGTGCGAAATTTCGATGATTTTTGGAAAGCCTACCCAATTAAGAAGGGCAAAGGGGCGGCACAAAAAGCATGGGGGATTAAAAATCCCCCGATAGAGAGATGCATAGAAACCATTAAGAACTTTCAGGAACACGACAGAGCGTGGAAGGAAGGGTTCGTTCCTCACCCCACCACATGGATAAACCAGGAAAGGTGGAACGATGAACCAGAAGAGGATAGAGCCTTGCGTTCCGGCACTAAACGAGGACCGCTCGTTGTCAATAGCGGTGCGCCAGATAAACCAGACGAAAGACCGCAATGGAAACGACTTGGATTCAGAAGCGAGTCAGAGTTTGTTGAATCTAGAAAAAATGTGGTTGGAGCAAAGCGCACTCCTGAAGGCGATGTCTCCAGAGGAGAGGAAGCAGGCGGTAGAAGAAGCAAAGGCTCGTTTGAGTAAGAGATCCGCCATAGGAATGGCACAAGCTTGCAGAGAAGCTTCCTTGCAACGGAAAGGTCTGGATATGAATATCCCTTCCGATTTCAATGGCATGACCTTCAATGATTACAATATAAACCACGAAGGTCAGGAAATAGCTTCCGCCCAAGCACAGGCTTACGCTACTCAATTCGACCGCGCCGAAACTCGGGGAATTATTTTCATGGGATCTCCAGGAACCGGAAAGTCCATGTTGGCCTGTTGCGTGGTCAGAAACATATCCATGGGCAACAAAGGAAGCGCTAGATTCGATACTAGCTCTTCCATAGTGGAGCGTATTAAAGCGACTTTTGGCCAAAGAAAAAACAATGGCAGTCCAACTGAACAAGACATAATGACGCGTTTAAGAGCGCCGGACTTGCTCATTATAGACGATGTGGGGCGTATTAAGGGCGATAACATGGAAGGTGGCATACTAGACAACCTTATATGCACTAGATTGCAAGAGGGGCGCTCTACGGGGCTTACAACTATGTTGTCTGAGGCCCAATTGGAAAACCTGATAGGATCAGCGGCATACGACAGACTGAAGTGGCACGATG